CCCGTGAGAACCAAAACTACAGTCGCAAAAACAACATACCGTGGCCTACAAAACAATCTACTCTTTCGAGCCTATCGCCTTAATAAACCTCAACATGCCTTTTTCACAAGCATAACTTCGACAAACAGAGGAAATTCAATTCTTCTTTTGTTTTTGTTGTGAGCTTGGTTTGCTCATCATCCAACCAGCAATGTCTGCGTCAGCCTCCATTGTGTTGAAACCCCATGTGATTTTATCCTGACCGCGCCAGCCACCCATCATGAAATCATCCCCAATTGCTTGGTAGAATTTAATGCTCTTTGGTGCTCCTGTGAAGAAAACTCTGACCCATCCCAATCTCTGTTTTGGTAATTGGAAATTGTAGATACTTTGGTATGGGACAGTGAAATCCATCATCACACGATTGCCTGGGAACACTGTGGTGTTTTCAACTGCCAACAATGGGTAAGGGGCATTGCTCCTTGCTCTCCTATTCATGTCCACCTCCGTGTATGGAGCGGTCGGGGCTTCACCTGGGGGCAAAACTGTCACAAATTCCAAATCCTGATTCAACATGATCACATCCAATGGAGACGGCGTTGCTGGTCCGTCTGGTTGGAACGTTACCAATGGGTAATTGGTCTTCGTTCCTTCTTTCATGATGTACTCTTCAGAGAGCTCAGCCATCATCCGAAACTTCAAAGATCCTTTCCATCCTAAATATAGAGATGCCATATCAAAATGAGGCAAAGCCTCCACTGCCATCATCCAAGTGTAAAGTGGTTCAGACGTGTTATTATCAAAAAAGTTTTGCTCTCCGATGACTCGATTGTAAGTGTTAGTGACTGGATAATGTCGCCTGAACAATTCCAACAATGATACTGGGCAATACTCAAAATGAGCTCCTGACCTGATTTTGGCAGGTTTGTTTCCTCTAAAATTGATCTTCTTAGTCATTGCCACTACCCTATTTTCACCCTCAATGGTTTGCTCCTCTTCTGGTTTGGTGTCCAGACTTGGCTTCTCACCCACTGGTGGAGTCTCCATAATGGCTGGCATAGCCACGGGACGCCCATCATCTGCCATCTCTCTCAAAATGCTGCCATCTGGTCGCTTAGTAGTGACCATTCCGACTGGTCCTTCTGCGATCATGGGGGGTATTGGGTTGATGCGACGAATGTTCATTTCACTATCAATATCCAAGAAAAAATCCGGATTTATTGAAGAAGTGAAACCTACAGCTCTCGGAACTGCCAATCGCACATCTGTTGCCCTCACCTCAACTATGATCTCAACCTCTTGCACAACGGTTGCTGGTGCAACCAATGGGTTCATGACGAAGACTTCGAAATAACCCATAGAACAATCCCTATGCACATCTTGCATCCTAGGTCCCTGGTAGTTTTTCATGAAAGCTGTTGAAGCATTGTATGGAATGCTCACAGTGGATTTGTTGTTATCCCTGGTGAAATCCATAATGTAATTCCTCAAATCCGTCGCAGCCTCAAACTCTGGTGGAGTATCCAACCCATAACCAATGCAAGCCCTCAAACGTCCATTGTGAAAGGATGTTTTAGCCACTGTGAAACTCACCTCCACATCAGATCTCCAAAACCAGAACATATCCTGCAACTTCTCATGAATGGTTGCATCCCTCGTTTCCGCTTTCAAACCTATCTCAGTCATCATCCCCATTAGATTGTAAGACAAAAGTCTCGTTCCTCTGGTTTGCTGAGAACTCCATGTGATCGTTTCCTTAAAATTCCAAAGACTTGACAAATTGTCAATCCTGGTCATGTCCATTCCATCATTGAAATCCGAATAATAGGTCTTTGTTAAGGCCTTGGGATGCAATTGTAGTGCCACCGAGTATTCCACTCCGTTAGATCTTGACATACCATGAAAAGTCTCCCTCACTGGTACAGCACCACTCATCAAAGCTGGTTTGTCCATTGGCATTGGTACTTGCGCATCTACTGACACGTCAACATCAGGTCCACTGGCCTCTCCCTGTTGACCATCTGAATTCTCCAAAGTGATGTCTCCTACTACATCTGTTATGTAGTAATTGTTCGTGATATCTTGCTTTGATGAACCACCACCCTCAGCTTGCATCACGAACTCAACTTTCTCTCCATCACTTTCTATGTACTTCTTCCCAAACTGTCGCTTCGCTTGACCTCTCGGTCTGGGCAACTTGAAATCACTGTTTGGGAAAGCGCCGTACACTGAAATAGTAACGCTCCTTGCATCAATAGCCCTCAAAGGGGCTAGAACCCTGAAGAAAACAGTCCCTATTTGTTCATCCACATCTGAACCTGAAAAGGTATTCAGATGATTTCTCTGGTGCACATAAGGCACTTTGAGGAGGTAAGTGAATCCGGACGAAGGCCCGAACTTTCTTCCTTGCAATGCTGGTATGTTAGTCAATGCACCTGGCTTCTGGTCTCCTTTTCCTGGCCTGAAATACATGACTGCTATACCTTGTTGGAAAACATTACCATTCATTTGAATTGCCAAAGCAACTTGTCCTCTCCAATAGATGAAAGATTCAAATTGTCTGTTCTGTGGAGAAGTTTGGGAACCTAACTTCAACAAACCAAATGGAACTGGAATTGATCCAATGATCTCACCCATATCCTGATCAGCCGTCCACTCAAAGCTTGTCCTGTACACGAAGGATTCAACTGCTGTTCGCGTTGAAAAAGACACATCATTTATCCCACTTGCATGGGGTGTCACGACGTGTCTATTGGCTTCGGAGCCAATATCCCCAACCGCTGTCTGAAAATCAGTCAAATTGGTGATGGCATCTATAGCCTCGCCAATCTCTTTCTCCTCATCCGTCATGACAAAAGCATTCCCTGTTGTTTTGGCAACTGGCCCTTCAGCCCACATTATCGTTGCAAAACTCTGGCCTGAGTCGGTTGTTCTGTTTGCCACCAAGTGCTGAAGACTTGCATAGCTCATCTCGATATCTAGGTTGTAGCCTAGAGATCGTAGAGCACCTCGAACCTCTGAGTAGTAGTAATTAAACCACTCCTCATCCCAAAGACTTGCCATTTCAACCATTTGATTGCAAACTTGTTCCAGACTCAAATCATTATCCCGTGTCCACAGGATTGCCTCTTGTATGGTCTTCTTCTTCAAAGCACCCAACCACATGCCTTTGACTCCAACCCTAGGAATAGCGCCAAGAAAACTGATCTTATCAAAAGGTCTGAATTCAGCAGTTAGTTCCTGATCTTTCTCATCAGAGGTGTAAATCTGTCCAAGATTCACCAGAGCATAATCCGCATACTTGACAGCGTCAAAGTATTTGGCAGCTTCATGGGAAATCCGAACGATGTTGTCATCACCCAAAAATTTCATCCTAAGATGATCTCTTGGGCTCAAATGAGGGCAAAACACTTTAAAAGCATTTCGCCAATACGCCTCATGATTAAGACAATTCACTGGTGTTGTGAAGAAACACCCACTCGCATGATTGCTTTTCATCTCAAAGAGATAAGAAGCCATTTGAGAAGGGCTTTGGGTTTGGTGTTCCCAGAATCGCCTCACTTCCAAATCGCTAGTACCGAGAGCCCACTTCATCAATCCGCCAATGACGGTGATATATGTGCACTCCTGGACTTCTCGATTTGTTCGTGTGTCGAAATCTCTTCCGTCACCAGCAATGTAACCAGGTCCATCCACTTCATCCAAGTAGTTTTTGATCAGCTGCATATCGTAGGAATATTGATTCAATCCAATCGAGATTGGTGTTTCTCTCGCACTCGAATTGAAAGCCGCTAGCAAGCAGCCATACTTCATCCTAAACACAATGTTGCTGATCAAATCCCCACAATAGATAATCCTTGTCTTACACAAATCCAACTTCATTGGATTGGTAAGCTCATCCTTGACAAATCCTAACCAACGGTGTGTGTTCTTCCATCCCTTTGGATCCTCAAACTCAGCTTTCCATTTCAAAACCAGCTCCTTAAAACCAGTAGCCACCTGTAAAGTCCCTTGAGGGGTAATATGCACAAACTCATGCTTACCGCGTCCTTGTTGGTTTTTTACCAATGGCCATCCAGGTGATGTTGACAAATCAATCGATTTAAGAACTCCAGGGATGCCGAGAACAGCTTCCTCAAAGCTCAGCTCACGTTGTCCAGCAGGCCAAGATAATTTCTCCTTATAAAAGGCGAGCATATCCTCTGCTACCTCGTGGGCCAGATTCTTGTCAGTATCAACCTGGGGTGGTTCAAGTGTGCGGGCAATTCCACGTCCAACTGGATCCATTCCTCTCGTTCTGGGGTCACTCCTTCTCAAAATGGGATCAGTCTTCCCTGGCTGCCAGGGTACCACAGACTGAATCACGGATGCCTTAATCTTCGAATATTGGGAAATATGAACTCGCTCGCGCTCATCCAAGATCTCAATAGTCTTCAGATTAGGGTATTCTTGAGTTAAATCCAATGTGATTTCATCCTCGAGAGCCACTTCTGGGCTGATTCTTCGTTTGATGCCGCAATCAACCAATGTTAGCTTTTGAAGCTGTTGGTCGACAACCTCTCTGTCAGAAGCGGTGTATCGAGTCAGAAATCGTGAATCGTTGGTTTTTGAAGCCAACTCTCCCATTGAGATTTCCTCAATTCCGGATTTCTCCCATGTTCGAGCCATCATATCAATGATGGATTCAAGAAGGTACTTGTGGGGCATATTTTCCCCATTCCAGTGCTCCGGATGGTGTCCATTGTGTTCGTAGTGATGCTGCAATGAGCGTCTCCATTCTTCAGTATCCTGGTTCAAAATGAACCTATCTCTGATTCCTAGGGCTTCCTCATCACTAAACTTGCTATCATCATGCATCATGATCATACGAGGTGAAACCTTCGAAAAGAACTTCTTCGTATAACCGTAGACGTTTTTAACATAAAGTTTATGTGAGTGATTCAAAGCATGCACCTCCTCGAAATCAATCTCCTCCGGTCCTTGCGCCATCATAGGTCCAACATCCTCAACTTCATCCAATCTAATGCCTTCAAGAGCACCGTCCAGCCACTCACGAGTGACATAGGTTGCTCCACTAACAGGGTTGCTCGCCAATTGGTTACTACAAACATGTAGTCCCAGCACTTTTCCAGCAGCAGCTCCTGAAAGCATTGTAATTGGAATTCCACAAAATCCTGGTTGGCCAAGCATGCGATACCTTATCCCTTGCAATTCAATCATTTCATCATCCCATTGGTAACTAAGCTTTGCATCACTTCCGGTTGTGTAAATTTTGCCATCCACTGGATTGTGGACACAAATTGAACCAGTAGTGAAGTTGCTCAACTCCTGTTCATTGATGAACTTACTGCAAATACTCTTCCTGGATTGGAAGTCTTTACTCGCGGCAAAATTAATCAATGCAAGATCATTCTCAAAATCAATCCTTGCAAATTGATGTTGGTAAGGTACAACATGCTTTTTCCCGGCACAGTAAACCACAACGTCGGGCCCCTCATAATTTCGGAAAATATGAGCGACCGTAAGAATCCATTTGTCCGCAACTTGAATACCGTAAACGGTACCCGTGCTTTCGGAAGTGGTGATTTTGACAATATTATTCATGATGTCGCCAGAACCTTCACCTCTAAAAGTGCGCTTCTTGGGTTGATATTGTGGTTTGCTTTTGCCTTTGCTCTCAGCCTGGAATTCCAAATCTTCCTTGATCTGTTGTTTCTTTGACTTAACCACTGGTTTCGTCAATTCAGAAATACCCTTCTTGATGATTGTTCCAAGGCCAATGAACACAAAGACCATCCCTATGGCCAACTGAGTCAGTTGAACAAATCCTATCACATTGTTAATGCGATAATATGTATTCGCGCGCCCAGCCAACTGTGTGATGTTGTTGATGGTCTCTGGGTCAGGAGCCCATCCACTCTGTTCCACTTGATTGATAGTCACATGATACACAGGATGAAGTTGTCCGGTTGAAGGGACGATCCCATTCATATCATGCAAACCAAGTGCAACGCCAAAATTCGTTCCCGCAAACTCAGAAAAACTGGGTCGACGAGAAAGTGATCGGTCAACGAGCTCAACGTCAGGACCGAGGTCATCAACCTCAGCATTACGCGGCTCAGAAGACTCGGAGCAGGTGTCAAATTCAGAGCCCGTTGCAGAAGCAACTGTTTCCTTACTCTTCTTTTGACGCCTTCTTGTTCTTGAACCTTGTCCCGTCATATTGGTGAAATAATCAGCGACAAGCTCCAAGAGACTTTTGTCAGATGCCTCAGAAACAGCTTTACCAACGGGAGTATAATGATCCATTATCTCTTCCACTGACATGGCGTTCTGGGATGAGTCAAGTTCAGTAGCAATAGCTTTGCTAATGCTCATGTACTCATTGTAGTGGGTCTTGATCTGTGAAATCAAGGTGGTCCATGGCATCCAATCGAGGGTGTTGTCATCAACGGCCTTTCTCGAATGAGACAAAATAGGTAGATAAGCAAACTTCAACCAGCAAAACTGTTTCCGTTGCTCAGCTGTAAATTGTCCCAAATCAATGTGGTTATTGACGAATTTGTCGGCAAAAGCATCAGCAATCATGACTTTAATCACCTTCTGCCTTCTCCTGTGAAGTGCATCCGAGCTAACGGATGGGCTCACTGGATAAGCAGAGTTGCATGAAGTCATGACCAACGTTGGCGTCGCCATGGTTCCTTTCACTCCAACCGCAAGAGTATCGATTGAAGCCATGTTCGGTGCAAACGGAGCGGCAGACACAAGCTGCAGGTACTCTGGGCCCAGGTCTGGTGTCGAAGGAACTAAAAACTCGTCATAAATGACGGCCTTAGTGTTCGGCATAAATCCATTCCAATACTCAGATGAGACGTCCCTATAAAAAGTGTCCCCACTCCCGATGCCAAGGTTTGAAACAATGGATTCAAGAAGATGTGATTTCCCAACTCCAGGCGCTCCAAAAATATGGATCGAATATGGGGTGGGTCTTCGGCGACTCTTGTCTCCACTGGATACTACCAATTGGTAAACAGTCAAAAGGCGGACATAAAGTAGCATAAAGATCTGACGATCCTTCTGCTCCAAAAGTGGCTCAAGATGGCGAGCTTCTTCCATCGCGGCCTGTACACGCGCGGCGTACGAACCGGATGAAACAACCTTCGCAATCTTGGACACACCCAGAAGCATGTTGGTTTCGTCTTTCCAATCACTGTATCTATGTTCCGTTTCAGCAGCCGCACCACGAATCCTAAGATCCACAGCGCGCCTAATGACTTCAGGAAGAAGACCAAAAACGCACCAAGCTGCTTTAACTAAAAGCAAAGTAGCGGCAAACGTCGTGGTCACCTTCTTGAACCAATTGAACAGCCCTTGAGTCCTGTCGACTTGAAGAATGGCAAGGATGGCCGAAATAACCAAACTTGCATTCTCCATATTGTTTCCTTCAGCAGTCATAGTAGGTGAATTAATGTTAATGTGAACAGTGTTAGAATAGCCCATGGACCTAATGACTAGGCTCATGAACTTCCAACCTGCCCATCCAACAATAACTAAGATCAACCCTGCAATGATGGTTCCGAATCCTTGAAAAACCTTATCCTTTAACTCACGAATGCGCTCAAGGGGGCTCAACATCTTTGAAAAGATGTTGTACACTCCTTCACGCACCTGAGCCAAGAGGCCTGACAAATATCCACCGCCAAGTCCAAAAAGTCCAAAAATCGAGTTAAAGACCGTATCCTTCATGAATTTCATAAAACGCTTCACTTTGTCGTAACCGCTAAGAGCGGCCCCAACAGTGAAGGCCTTAATCTTCTCAATTAAAGATCCAATCCATCCTTTTTCTGTTTCTTCCTCCTCGCCTTCAACGTTGGCCTCAGCAATGCTGCCACCAAACGCCAAAACGCGGAGGGTCATGATTCGTCGTGCAAAAATCCTGTTAATCCTGCTCTCCTTGTCCCCACACAACATGTGGCGCCCCAAAAGTAACGCAGCACAGCCGTGTGGTGTTGAAAGATAGCATTTCAAAGCATCATCAGAACAATCCGTTTTCAAAGCCTGGGTCATAGAGGGTAGAATCATTTCGATCTCCGCTCTAAACGTGGGACTGACAAAGTGGTCAGATTCATCTTCAAAGAAGATGTTCTTCCACTTGTTGGGAATATACAAGTAACTGGGGCAGTTACCTGCTTTGACGCTTTTTACATAATCGGAAAGAAGTATTCCCTCCTCAATCCGTAGTCTCATTGCGTCCAAAGGTCGCACTGAAATGATAGCGGGGCCCACTGGTTGCCAGTTATAACACCCGTTATTCAAATCATTGCAATTCCTTATTTCAAACAATTCATTTTCATCCTCTCTCTTCTTCAATTCTCTCTCCATTTTGGCCCTTCTGCCAAAAGGATTCTTTTTCCTCGAATTTTTCCTTGAATTACTCATCTTCGCAAAATTCCGGGTCTTTCACCCTGACAAATTTTCTCTCGTTTGATCGCAAAATTTCAATTTTTT